GGGATCGCGTCCAGAAGTCCTTGCGCCAGTCCCGTGATAAGTTGTAAGGCTGCGTCAAGGAGCATCGGCAGGCTGTCCACCAGACCTTGTACGATGGTGACGATAGCCTGCACCGCTGCCGGGATGAGCGTGGGCAGTGCATCCGCAATGCCTGTCACAAGTGTAGACACCAGCTGAACCGCTGCCTCGATAAGCAGGGGCAGATTCTCGATCAGCGTGTTCACGATGGTCATGAGAGCAGACACCGCCGCCGGGATAAGCTGCGGAAGCAAGGACAGCAGCGTTTCCAGCACCTGCGAGAACAGTTCGGTGACTGCTTCCAGCAGTGTGGGCAGCAGTTCACCCACAGCCGTCAGCAGGGCATCCAGCGCCGTGGGCAGAGCCGCCACGATGTTCTCAATAACCGGGGTGATGTTCGCCACCACGGTCTTGAAGGCATCCACCATGTTGTTGCACAGCAGCTCCATGTCAGCGTCCGCATCACCAAAGCCTACGACGAGGTTCGACACGGCAGATTTCAGTGCATTGACAGAGCCGGAAATGGTGGCTTCCGCTTCTTTTGCGGTCGTACCGGCAATATCCATGCTCTCCTGCATGACATGAATGGCTTCCACCACATCTGCGTAGGAGGAGATGTCATACTTGACGCCGGATATCTTCTCCGCATCGGCAAGCAGTCGTTCCATTTCCTGTTTTGTGCCGCCGTAGCCCAGTTTGAGGTTGTCGAGCATCGTGTAGTTCTGCTTGGCAAAACCCTGATAGGCATTCTGAATGGAGGACATATCCGTGCCCATCTTATTGGCGTTGTCGGACATATCCGTGATTGCCATATCCGCATACTTTGCGGCTTTCTCGGTATCGCCGCCGAGGGACTGGATGAGGCTTGCGGAAAAGCCCGTGACCGTCTCCATGTACTCGTTGGCGGAAAGACCGGCCGTTTTGTATGCGTTGGCGGCATACCGCTGAATCTCCTGCGAGGAGTCCTTGAACAGGGTGTCAACACCGCCGACCAACTGCTCGTAGTCCGCATAGGCGGCAATGACCTCTTTTCCGAGCTTCACGGCGGCGGCACCTGCGGCGACGGCCACAGCACCGAGTGCCACACCTACGGTTTTGAGAACCTTGCCGAAGCCTTCAAACTTACTGCCGGATTCCTCCGCAGCCTTGCCGCCATCCTTGATGGCTTTCTCGTTCTCGTCCAGCTCACGGTTCATATCGTTGAGGGCGGCTTCGGCATTGTTGAGTTGAATCTGCCAGTTCTGGGTACGGCGGTCGTTCTCTCCAAAGGAGGTGGCGGCATTCTGCAGAGCCTTGCGAAGGGTTTCGATTTTTGTTGTCTGCTCGTCGATCTCTTTTCGCAGCACCTTGTTCCGTGCGGCGAGAGCCTCCACGGATTTGTCATTTTTATCGAACTGAGAGGTGGCGAGCTTCATTTCGGAGCCGAGCACCTTGAAGGACTGGTTGATGTCCGCCAGCGCTTTTTTGAACTCCTTTTCGCCCTCAAGACCGATCTTCAGTCCGAAACTGTCTGCCATTCGCCGTCACCTCCTTAAATGCCGTCCGGGATAATATCGTCAATGTAGTGTTCGTGAGCAGGAACAGCCTGTCCGTTATACTGCTTATGGCACTCCCACAGATCCAGCAGCAGACCAAACGGCATCAGCCACACCTCATCCTGGCTGAGATGAAGATGGGCAAGGCCGTAATAGAGAAGCCGGGTAAACAGCTCCGCATCGGAGACCGTTACCCGACTGGTGCGTTTTTTGAGTCTTTCTCGCTTTCCACATTCCGCTTGGTGCCCTTATACAGTGCCTCCGTAATGGCGGTTTTGTATCCTGCAAGGTCGAGTGGCGTGGTCAGAAGCTCCACCACATCCTCGGTGAGCAGCTCCTTGGGATGCTCCTTATCCTTGAGGTTGTGGATGAGGATGCTCTGATTTGCCAGAAGTGTGATAAGCCACACGATCTCTCCGATAGCCATTTCAAAATTCTCGGATTTCATCAGCTTCTCACCGAGGTTTTCCAGACCGCCGTATCGACCGGCGATCTCCTTGGTGGCCTTGGTCGTGAGGAGCAGCGTGTACTCCTCGTCACCGATGGTGATGACTGCGGTTCTTTCGTTATCCATTGTGCGTTACCTCCGTTAACCCTGTTTTTCGGGCGTCGTGGTATAGGTTGGCTCATATACTTCCTTATACCAGTTCGTGATAGTCGCAGCGGTCACATCACCCTCCAGTGCCTCCGCTTTCCACGGGTGCTTGCCGCCTGCGTCTGCCTTGTTGCGGCGCAGAATGGTGCCTTCAATGGTCGGCGTGGAGAATGTAATGCTGTCGCCCTTGGTGGCAAGGTTCGTCGCCGGAATACCGAATTTCACTCGGTAGAGCCAGTAATACTTGTACTTGCCGTTGGACTTCTTGGCGCGGAAGCCCACCGCCACAGGGTTGCCGCCGTCCTCGGATGCGGAAATCAGCACCTTGTTTTTGTCGATGGTTGCACCCGTGAGGTCGGATGCCGCCGCAGAGCCGATATCGTCAATGCCGAGGGAGAGTGTGCCGGATTTGAATTCCTTCACAATCTCCGAAGCGCCGTCATCGGCATAGAGCGTTGCCTCCGCCAGTTCCACCGAAAGGTCAGCGGAGATGGCTTTCGCAAGCTGGGACGGCGTACCGTAGGTTTCCTCACCGGCATCGTTCTCGGTGATTTTTGCGTAATACAGTCTGTCAAGACCGATGGTAGCCATAGCTTATTCCTCCAAATCGTAGATTTGCGCCACATCAATGGCGTAGTGATGGTAGCCGGTCTCGGTCTCAAAGCCGATGTACCGGCGGTCGGTAATATAAAAGTCCGCACCCAGCAAGGCACGGACAAGGTCATTTTTCAGTTTGGTGTAACTGTCCTTTGTGAAGAGGGACAGCCGTGCCTCCTGCGTTTCGCAGCCGGGGGTGTTGTCGGCGTGAAGCTCAAAGCTGTCCGACAGCGGCGTAATCACCAGATAGGTGTCCGGGGCTTTGCCGGAGAACACACCCGTTTCAACGGGAACCCCACAACTTTTTGCGATGGTTTGTAAATCGGATAGCAGGCTCACAGCTTTTCCACCTCCTCATCCAGCGCCTTGGTCATGGCATCGATGCATTCCTGCCGGGATGCCGTTTTCGCAGGCTTCAGAAACGGCTTTGCAGGCTGACCGTGCTTGCCGTATTCGATGATGTTGGCCAGCTTGGCATTGCTGCTGCCGTCCGAGCGGGGTTCTGCGAAGCCGACCTTGATGTCGTGGTTACCGTCCCGGTTCAGCTTGGAGGGAGAAAGGCCGAGTGCGCCCTCCAGTTCGCCCGTGGTGCGGGATTTGAACTTTGTCTCTCTGCCGATAACGGAGGAGAGATTGCTCTTGACTTTTTTCAGCACCACCTCGCCACCGGCCTGCAGGACGGTATCCGCAACGCTGTCAAAGTTGCTGCCGAGCTTGGATATCTTTAGAAGGAAATCCTCCGGCATTTTCATTTCAGCTTTTGCCAACGGTCGGCACCTCCTTTTTTGCCAGTACCTCAATGTACATTCCACGGCCCTTTACATCCTCCACGGACACAATGTCGTAGCGGCAATCATCGCAGATGAGAAACTGGTCGGTAGTGACCGTCAGCCCCGGAATGCACCGAAAGCGGAAGAGGTCGGTCGCTTCACTGAATGCAGCGAGGTTTGCCCACCGCTGACTGCCGTGCCGACCTTCCCGGTATACACGGACGGAAGCGAGGACTTCATTCTCGGAATGGGTGAAGCCCTCGCTGTCCTTGACTTGGCGGATTTTTACGATGTCGGCAAAGCCGTTCATCTTTCCGAAACTCATACTTGCCACCGCCTATCCAAGCGGAGCAGCAGATTGACCGTCTTCCACACCTGCTGTGCCGCTCCGGTGTTATCCGCAAAGAAGCCGCCCGTGCTGCCGTCCCGGCTTTCATAGAAGTGGGACGACAGCATGATGACGGCTTGCTCTGTAGTGGGCGGCATGGGGTTCTCCGTGTAATAGCCCTCCGGGATGTGCTGGTAGCTTTCGGCGTAAGAAACAGCGGCAGTAATGTAGCTTTTCAGCAAGGCATCATCTGCCGTATGTTCCAGGATAAGGTTGGCTTTTACTTTGGAAAGAAGCTCGTCCATCACCGCCGCCTCCTCTCATCAAGACGCCTTCATCTTCAGAAGCTGGATACCCTCCGGCAGGATGATCTTGCCGTCCACACGCTCGGTGGCAACAAAGCCGACCTGACCGTTGGTGGAATACAGCTCGTTCAGACGCTGAACGGTTCTGCCGGTGCGGTCAGCGATCCAGTAGCTCTGGAAATCGCCGAAGGCAATGGAGAGCGCACCTGCCGCCAGCGTGGGAGCATACGGGCTGGTGTAAATCTCGTAACCGAGCAGTCTGTCCGGCTGACCCGCCTGCAGGGAGGGCTGCCACAGATACTGACCGTTGGAATCCTTCAGCTTACGAAGTGCGGAAACAGTAGCATCGTTCATCAGGAACTTGGCATTCTTGCGGTACGGTGCTTTCAGTGCATAGATAAGGGAAATCACCTCGTCGGTGGTGACGGCGGTCGCACTGGCTGCGGTAACGCCGACCGTGCCGCCGTTTGCAGTGAACAGACCGGTGGGCTGACCCGTGCCGGTGCCAACGCAGAAAGCCTGCTCCTCGGCAGCGCCGAAGGCATAGGCAAACTCACGGGCGATGTACTCCTCCAGATCGAAAGCACTGTCGTCCAGAAGCTCAATGCTTACCTTCACAAGGTCGGTCAGCTTGTAGGCATCAATGGTCTTCTGTGCGAAGGTGGGATTGCTCTCGGTGTAGGCAGCATTTTCAGCAGTCCACGCAGCGGTGGAATGGGTCGCTGCAACGGGGATCTTACGCTCGTTATCGGTAGTGATGACCTTGCACAGACGGCGCATCACATTTTCCTCCTTGAGCGTGTCCACGATGAACTTCTCAAACTCCGTGGGGACGAGATAGCCGCCGTTGGCGTCCACGCCCTCGGAGAGCACATTGTGAAGCATACGCTTGCCACGCAGATGCAGACCGAAATCCTCGCGGTAGGCGTTAGACGCTCTGCCGGTCTTGGCTTCGCCGGTCGCTTTCTGGGGCTGCTCGGTGATGGGAGAGGATACGGGTTTGGCAAGCTCTGCGGCAATAGCGTCGCGGCGCTCCATGCGTCTGACCTCATTGGTGAGATCGTTCAGTTCCTTCTCCATATTGGCGTAAACGGCATCGTCCTCGGCGGACAGAACGCCTTTTCGGTCGCGGTGGGTGTCGAGGAAGCCCTCCATAGTGTCCCACAGCTTGGCGCGCTTTTCACGCAGTTCAACAATAGTCATATTGAAATACCTCCATATTAAATGTAGTTTTTGATGGTGTTCAGCTTGGCTCTGAGTTCGTCCACAGAGCGTCCCGTGTGTTCTGGCACGGCGGGTTTGGGGTCAATGGCGCATTTTGCGGCGATCTTCTCCATGAGAGAGTTCACCACATTCGCCTTGGAATACAGCATGGAAACGGTGGGCGCGGGTACGCCATCGGATTCCGAGTTTCTCTGCATGATTTCGTCCGCAAAGCCGAGTTCCACAGCCTTGTTTGCGTCCATCCAAGTTTCGGCATCCATGAGGTGCGAGAGCTTGGCACGGGAAAGCCCCGTCTTGATCTCATAGGCGTTGATGATAGAATCCTTCACGCTGCCGAGCATTTCGATGGCTTTCTGCATTTCCTCCGAATTGCCGAATGCTGCCGTCATGGGGTTGTGGATCATGAGCATGGACACGGGAGATACCAGCACCTTCGTGCCTGCCATAGCGATCACGGACGCTGCGGATGCGGCAATCCCGTCGATCTTGACCGTTACATCGCCCTTGTAGTCCATGAGCATATTGTAGATTTGCGCCGCTGCCACGCAGTCTCCGCCGGGAGAGTTGATCCACACGGTAATATTTCCGCTGCCGGACATGAGCTCGTCCTTGAAAAGCTGCGGGGTGACATCATCGTCAAACCAGCTTTCCTCGGCGATGGTTCCGTTCAGGAACAGCGTCCGTTCCTGAACCTGCTCCTGCGTTTCCTGATTCGTTACCGTTCTGTTCTTCCAGTTCCAGAACTTCTTCATTGCTTTTTTCCTCCTTTCCGTCATCGGTGGGTGTATCTGCAAAAGCGCCCGCATTTTTCAGCGGGAGCATATTGCCGTTGATGAGGTACAGGTCGCCGCCGTCCTCTGCCGGGATGCGGTCGAGATTTTCCAGTTCTCGGATGTCGTTTGCGGACATCCAGCCGTTCTGACGGCCGATGGCGTACCCGTTCATGCGGCTCTGGTAATCGCCGCGAAGCAAGCCTTCCAGATTGAACTTCACAAAATACACAGCTTTTTCGTCCTTGGACAAAAGCGACCGCTGGATTGATTGCTCCCAGCGGATGACCCAGGGGTCAAGGGTGTATTTCACAAACTCAAGGGACTGCTGCTCAATATTAGAAAAGCTCGACTTTTCCAGGTCGCCCACCATGTGGGGTGGGACTCGGAAAATTCGAGCGATCTCATTGATTTGAAATTTTCGTGTTTCGAGAAACTGCGCCTGCTCCGGCGAGATGCCGATGGGCGTGTACTTCATTCCTTCTTCCAGTACGGCGATTTTGTTTGCGTTTCCGCTGCCGCCGAAGGTGGACTGCCAACTTTCCCGTACACGCTGCGGGTCTTTGATCGTACCGGGGTGTTCCAATACACCGCCCGGTGCAGCACCATTGGCGAAGAACTTTGCACCATACTCCTCACAGGCAATAGCCATGCCGATAGCGTTCTTTGCCATAGCGATGGGACTGTAACCGACCAGACCGTCAAAACCCAAGCCGGGAATGTGCAGCACATCCGATGGCTGCAGCGTTACGGCGAACTCCTTGTTTTTGATGGCTTCGTCCGAGCCACGGTAATAGGTGTAGTAGAGACGCCCATTTTCATCTCTGTCCACCGACATCTTGTTCGGCATCAAGGGATACAGAGCAACGATTTCATTTTTGCCGTTGCGGATGATTTGCGCGTAAGCGTTGCCCCAAAGGAGCAGGTGCGTCATAAGGGTTTCCCGAAACACGAAGGAGCTCATCTCCGGGTTCGGCTCATCGTGGAGCAAGCGGTAGAGCGGATGGTCAAGCGCCATTGCCTTGCCGCCGCTGTCTGTATATTTATAGAGGTGCAGCGGCAGTCCTGCGACAGCCTCCGACAGGATGCGGACGCAGGAATACACGGCGGTCATCTGCATTGCCGAGCGCTCCGTTACCGCCTTGCCGGATGTCGTGCCGCCGAAGAAGAAAGCATAATTGCTGCCTGCTGTTCTGTCTTGAGGCTTGTCCCTTGATTTGAAAAGTCCACTGAAAATTCCCATTTGTATCCTCCTGTACTACATATTCATATAAACAAAAGCCCGCGCGAGTTATATACTGACTCGTCGGGGCCTTGGTGGCGAATTGCACGGTCGAGCGCCATGATCGTTGCTACTGCACCGTCAATGCGCTCTGTGCTCTTTTCCTTATCCGGTTTGATATTGCCTGCGGGATCTGTTCGCACATAGATGTTATCCATCATCCATCGCAGCGGGGCGTTGCCGCCGTGGGCAATCCTACCTTCGAGTACCAGCTTCATGAGCTCTTTCGTCGGTGGACTCATATCTTTGAATCCCTGCCCGAATGGAACAATTGTAAAACCTGCGTCCGCAAGGTCTTGGCTCATCTGCACTGCGCCCCATCGGTCGTATGCGATCTCTTTGATGTTATACTTGGTGCCAAGATCTGCAATGAATTGCTCGATGAATCCATAATGAATAACGTTTCCTTCGGTTGCCATGGCCGAGCCTTGCACCTTCCACACATCATACGGTACATGGTCGCGCCGCACTCGGAGGTCAATCGTGTCCTCTGGCACCCAAAAGTACGGGAGAATATAATACGGCTCGTTCTCTTCGCGCGGCGGAAACACAAGTACAAATGCCGTTATGTCCGTACTACTTGAAAGGTCAAGCCCGCCGTAGCACTCTCGGCCAATGAGTGTTTCCGGATTTACGAGGGTATCACATTTATCCCAAGCGTCCATGGGCATCCAGCGCACCGACTGCTTCACCCATTGATTGAGTCGCAGCTGCCTGAAAAGATTCTCTTCCGCTGGATTGTCCTTCGCACTCTGGTAGGCAGCGCGGAGCTTCTCTACATCTACGGTCACATCCAGAGAGGGATTCGCCTTGTACCAATTGCGTTCATCCGACCAATCCGCATCATCGTCGATGCCATATATCACAGGGTAGAAAGTCGGATCGTTTTTGCGTCCGGCGAGAATGTCCTCTGCCTTCTGATGCACCTCCCAGCAGATACTGTTCCTATCGGTGCCTGCAGTTGTGATCAGGAAGAACAGCGGCTGTTTTCGCGCGTCGCCGGAGCCGTGGGTCATAACGTCATACAGCAGCCGGTTTGGCTGGGCGTGGAGCTCATCGAAAACGACACCATGGACGTTCAGCCCGTGCTTCGTATAGGATTCTGCCGACAGCACCTGATAAAAGCTGTTGAGTGGTGTGTAAACCAGTCGCTTCTGGGAAAGCACTGGCTTGATGCGTTTCTTCAGCGCAGGGCATTGCTCCACCATCTGGCAGGCGACGTCAAAGACGATGGATGCCTGCTGCCGGTCTGCTGCGCAGCCGTAGACCTCCGCGCCCCATTCGCCGTCACCGGCCAACAAATAAAGAGCGACCGCTGCTGCGAGTTCGCTCTTGCCTTGTTTCTTCGGTATTTCAATGTACGCCGTGTTGTATTGCCTATATCCGTTTTCTTTAACTGTCCCGAAAACGTCTCGCACAACTTTCTCCTGCCACGGCAGCAGTTCAAAGTTCTTACCATGCCATTCACCCTTTGTATGTTTCAGGGCGGATATAAAGGCAACGGCGCGATCGGCGAGAGTGGCGTTCGTAATGATTTTCTTTTCCGGGACAATGATCTTGTTGTCCGCCAATCGCTCTGTCCCTCCTATATTTTTCGACAAAAAACGACAGCGTCCGACGCTGCCGCATTCTTCCTTATTATGCTGTATCTATGAGCGTGACCTCTTCACCGATCAGCTGCAGCGCATCGTTGTAGCTGTCCGCGCTCTGCACACGCTCCCATAATTCGTTGTACGCGGTGATTCGGTTCTGCTCTCGCAGCAGCCGCCTGACCTGACCGAGGATCCAGAAGATGTTGCCTTCAGGACCGCGACTGTCATATTTCAGTACCAGCTTCTTCATTCGTCGATCCTCCTGCACATGTCTTCGCCGTATGCTACCGAGAGCCCACAGCCGTTGTCCCATCTGACCATGATGCTGCCGATGTCGTCGACACCTCTGACCGTTCCCTTCGTCCCGATCGGAGGTGCCTGCACGTCGTCCATCTGTACGAGCTCGACTCTGCAGCCGACGGGGTATTCCCGGCGCAGACGCTCGACCGTCTCTCTTCTGACTCCGAACATCGTCAATCCCTCCTTACAGCGTGTACTGGTGGAGGATGATGTCCTTCGCCAGCTCGGTGTCTTCGTCGATGGGCTTTACGTCCCAGCCGCGATCGTAGTTGCAGACGATTTCGCCTTTGCGCTTCAGCATCAGCTTCGAGACGCGCCCGCCGCCGATCCCGTACTTGGAGCTCTCAGGGTACTGCTTTACCCAGTAGTGGTAGATCCGGTCATGGACTCGGATCGTGCCTTCCTGCCAGTTGCTGCCCGCTGGCCGGGTTTCCTTGACCTTGATCTTGAAGGTCAGGTGGCCGCTGTCGTTCATGCTGAAGTCCTCGACCGGGCAGGCGCTGTATTCGTTTGGGATGTCCCGTGCGCTGCCGGTGAAGATATTCGTGCGGTACCGGGTGTTCAGCAGCGTGACCTGTGCGTTCCGGCTGATCAGGTCGTAGAAGCTTTCGAGTGTGATCACTGCGTCCACCTCCTTACATGCTTATGAGCGTTACGCTCATGTCTGCGTTGAGGCGGGTTGTGTACCGGTGTTCGTTGCCTTTCCTGTCTCGGCTGATCACGCGGATGTCGCCTTCGTAGGAGCGGTACATCCTGTTGAGCGTTTCGCCTTCGGGGAGCTGGGCTTTGACCTGCTTGATCTGTTTCTCTGTCATGGTGGGCTTGTCTCCTTTGCTTTTGGTAGGACAATTAAGCCAGAGAAGAACGGGAAAGTCCAGACCAAAAACGCGGAATTAGCAGAAAGAACACAACTAAAAAGCGAGCGCAGACCCGTGTTCTGCGACGCTGCTGCTGTCCTTATTTGAGTTTCTTTAGCGCCTCGATCGTACCGTCCGCGAAGAGTTTTTCGATGTGCTCGACCGCCTGCTGTTCTGTCCATCCGCTGTTCTCTGTGTAGTAGGTCATGAGCACCTTGATCCCTTCGGGGCGGGTACCTGTCTTTTCGCAGAGGGCGTCGAGCTTCGGGGGCAGGCCGTGCTGCGTTGCGTTTAGCTTTTCGACCGCTGCCGCCGCCGCGCGTTCGGCTCTGCCTGCGGAGACCTGTGCGATCTCTGCTTTCTCGAAGGCATCGAACTCCGCTTCGGTCATGTCTTCGCCCGCCAGTGCCCACAGCGCTTCGTGTGCCTGCATCGCGCACCGTGCTGCCATTCTGGCCTGATCCGCGAGCCGCCATGCTGCGCTGCATTGACCTTCGCTCGCTTTCCGGATGGCCGCCGTGCTGAATCGCTCGGCTGCCGCTGCTTCGTATTTGCAGGCGTCCGCTGCTTCTTTTCTGGTTTCGTACATCGTGTCCGCCTCCTTACATCTCGAATCCGGCGCATCGAACGATCTCGCCAATGGCGTTGAATGCCCGCTTCGGGCTTGAGTAGTCACGGAGCTTGTCTTCGCGTCTGCCGTCGCGGATGATCCTGACCAGCGGGATGCCGTAGCTCATGCTGATCTTGATCTCCAGCGTGCTTTCGCTTTCGCCGTACCACACGACCTGCGTTTTCTTCGTCCAGCGCCGAGTGAAGATCTGCTGTCCGTCGCAGGTGAGCTCGCCTTCGTAGTTGAAGCCGTGCTGCGCGACCAGCGCCTGCATGTCTTTCGTTGCCTTTTCCAGTGTCATGGTGGGTACCTCCCTTGTTTATGGTAAGGGTATTAAGCCAGAAAGAAACGAGGAAGTCCAGATGCAAAACCGAAAAGCAGAAGAATTAGCAGTTATAACATATTCGCCGTGACCGGCTGCTTTTTGCCTCCGCGCACGAGCTCGGCGTGATCCGCGCCGGTGAATTTCAGCCAGCGTTTGACAATCACGTCCGCGTACTTCGGGTCGAGCTCCATCGTGTAACATGATCTGCCAAGCTGCTCGCAGGTGATGAGGGTCGAGCCGCTGCCGCCGAAGGTATCGAGCACGATGTCGCCCTGACGCGAGCTATTTTTGATCAGCCGCGCCAAGAGCTTCAACGGCTTCATCGTCGGATGATCCGCGTTATGAGCGGGCTTGTTCTCATCAATTACCGTAGTAGAAACCTTATCGCTGAAAATGTCCCGCAGGAGCTCACGCATCTCTTCCTTCTTCAGCTTGTTGATATCAATGCGCTTGTCCTCGATCACCGTTGCCTGCGTCCGGTCGTCCACGAAGTAGTGGGAGCCACCGTCTGTCCAGCCGTAAATGCAAGCTTCATGCTTCCACTGGTAATCTTGGTGTCCCATCGTGAATGCGTTCTTATTCCACACCAGCATCTGGCGCACCTTGCCGAGTGCCTCGTTCGTCGCTCTGCGGAATGCGCCGCCGACCGTCTCGGCGTGCCAGATATAGAACGGAGTGCCGGGTTTCATGACCTCATGCATCCGGCTGAATGCTGCGATCAGGAACGCGAGGAACTGTTCCTCTGGCATATTGTCGTTCTGGATCCTCAGTCCGTTGCTGCCTTCATATGCCACGTTGTATGGCGGATCCGTTACTACGAGGTCGGCCTGCTTACCGTCCATGAGTGCTGCGATGTCCTTTTTCTCGGTGCTATCCCCACAGTAGAGGACATGCCTGCCGAGTAGCCAGCGATCGCCGAGCTGTGAGAATGGCTCCGTGCCTTCCTGCGCTGCCTCCGGGGGATCGTCTTCCACGATCTCGCTCTGATCGTCGAACAGTTCGCTCATCTCGCTGACGTCGAAGCCGGTGAGGGTGGCATCGAAGCCGCTCTCATCCAGATCACGCAGCAATGCAGTCAGGAGCGGAACGTCCCACGCGCCGCTGATTTTATTCAGCGCCACGTTCAGGGCTTTTTCCTTCTGTTCGTCGATGTCGAGTACGACACAGTCCACCTCGGTGTAGCCGAGGTGCTGCAGCACCTTGAGCCGCTGGTGCCCGCCGATGACCACACCGGTGCGCTTGTTCCAGATGATCGGCTCGACGTAACCGAACTCGGTTATGCTGCGCTTCAGCTTCTCGAACTCTGGGTCACCGGGCTGCAGGTCTTTTCTGGGATTGTACTTCGCGGGGAGCAGTTTCTCCACGCGGATCTTTTCGATGTTCATACCAAACCCCATTCCGCAAACTTCTCAAAGCCGCCGATCCTGCGGATGTAGTCGCGGGCGATGCGGACGATCTCTGTGTAGGGTCTGCCGTCCACGGTATCGTCGCCAATCGCGCAGCAGAGCTCAACCGGCACTTCGTCCCGCTGGGCTTTGAGCCATGCGTAGATGTTCACGCTGACGTCTGCCTTCGAGAGGTCTTTCCCATGAATGCCTCCGCCCGTAATACTGTCCGCCATATCGCTGCCGAGCTTCCGGTTGGTCGCGCCGGTGTCCACGTCGGTGCCGCCTGTCCAGTCGCCGAGCGGGTTGATCTCCGCGCCGGGGAACTGATCCCGCAGGTCTTCGCTGTCCGCGTGGCTCTGGCAGATGATAAGCCGGTCGCCGTCGAGAATGTATTTGCCGTCCGAAGGATAGCGGGCGTAGATTTCTCTTGCGATCTCCGCCAGCGCACGCTGTTCATCCGTGACGGGGACGCCGCGAAAGATACCGTTGTCGCCGCAGCGCACGGCTTTCGCCTGATTCCTTGCGAGGATGGTATCCTGAGCGACCTCATGGTAGTTCACCACCACGTCGCCTGCGATCCGCGAGACCGCTTCCAGAATATCCGTTGCTGAGATATGCACGGAGGACTCCGCCGCGATATTGCACATGCCGTGCCCGATCAGCACCTCTACGGCGATCTTCGGGTTCGCGTTTTCGTTATATGCCAGATCCACGATCGCGCCTGCGATCCGATCTGCGATTTTGTCCGGGTGCGCCGGATTCACTTTTTCAAACATTGTTTTCCTCCAGCATGAAGTTTTCGTAGGGCACGCCCATGTATTCCAGTACCTCGCGCATGCCGAGCCCGCCCTTGTCCCACGGCTTCATGCAGTAGCGCCACAACTGTGGGTGCGTCCGCTGCAGCCGCTGGAAGCGGTTCGGCTCGCTGTCGAGGTGAACACCGAACATGCAGAAGATGCATCCCGTCCGAACGTAGCCCATATCGTAAATCTTGCAGTATGGAATATCGTAGGTACGGATGTATTCCCAGATGTCCGCGTCAGTCCAGAACGAGAGAGGTGCCGACGTCGCCTTCTTGTTATCGTAGGCGTTGCAGCCGTATCGGAGCCAGTTGCTTGTCCGCAGCGATGACTCGCACGCCATTGTGCCCACGATCGGAACGCGGCCGGTCTCTTTCGCGTACTTGGCGATTGGCTTCTTTTTCATCTCATTGCAGCAGCCCGCGCCAATGTCGAAGGGCGCGTTCAGCATGAATTTCCACCGCTCCGAAATTTTGAAGCGGGAGGGCTGGCCGTTGGTGCGTATGCCGTAAAAGTATTTCTGGATATCGCGTGTGTTCTTCTGGCCGAGGCGGATCCGGTGTATCCATTCCGCCTGCTCCTTCGAGATACAGGGATATCCACATTTCTCGATGACCTTGCGGAACGTGAGCTCCGGCCTTACCCAGACCACGTTATCCTTGGTCTTCACGAATTCGCGGATCTCCGGGAACTCCAAGCCCGTATCGCTGTACACGGCGACGATGTTCGGGTACATCCTGCGGCAGATATCCAGCAGTACCGTGCTGTCCTTGCCGCCGCTGAATGAAACGTACACGCCGTCTTCGCCCCAGTATTCCACCCAGTCGCGTATCCGGCGCTGCGTCATCCGCACCTTGATCTCCAGCGGAAGGGATTGCATCTGATACAGGTCTGATATGGTGTGGCGGTTATTCTGCGTCGGCATGGCTGGTGATCCTCTCTGCCTTCTGGCCGGTGAACTGCTCCCAGCGCTTGACGGCGAGGTCGCAGTATTCCGGGCTTTTCTCCATTGCGTAGCATACGCGCTCCAGCTGCTCACAGGCGATAATCGTTGTACCGCTGCCGCTGAACGGCTCCAGCACAATGTCGCCGCGATCGGAGTGCATTTTGATGCAGCGCCACGGCAGCTCCACCGGGTACATCGCCGGGTGATCCTTGTTCGCGCGTACCGTGTTCATCTCCCAGATACCGGCATAGCCCCAGTTCTTGCGTTCCTCTTTGGTGAGGCGCTTGACGAAGCGGTATGCGTGACCGGCGTATGCAGACAGCCACATATATTCCTGATCGTTGTACTCGACGTCGCCATTTTTGCTGAACGCGGAGATGTATTCGTACTGCTGCACCGGCTTGTTCGTCACCAGATGGTAGGGGCCGACGCCGAAGTTCTGCCCCTGCTTTTTCCAGATGCGAATCCAGATTGGGCGGAAGCCCTGCTCCGCGAAAAGCTGGGAGGAGTAGAAGTTCGTCGGCTCGATGAACTGAGTGCCGGTGGCGTAGAGGTCGCCGAGGTTCCAGCAGACGATTCCGGCGTAGCGAGTCAGGTTCGTGACCACCGGGCGCATGGTTTCAAACCACGGCTCGATGCCTTTGCTTTCGTATTCCTTGCCGACGCCATACGGCGGGGACGTGACCGTCATCTGCGCTTTGTTGCCGTTCATGAGCTTGGCGAAATCCACCTCCGAAGTGGAATCACCGCACATGAGTCGATGTACGCCCAGCTTCCAGATGTCTCCGGTCTTGGTGACCGCACCCTTTGCCTTGATTTTTTCGGTCTCTTCGTCAACATCGAAGTCATCCTGTACGGCTTCCTTGGAGTAGAAGGCGTTCAGGAGCTCATCGACCTCGGCGGCATCGAAACCTGTGAGGGTGACATCGAACTCGCTGCCGTCGAACTCCGTGAGCAACGCGGCCAGCTTATCTTTGTCCCATTCACCCTGAATCTTATTGAGCGCCACATTCAGCGCCTTTTCGCGCATCGGGTCGAGTTCTACCACGACGCAGTCAATCTCTGTGATCCCAAGATCACGCATGACCGTCAGCCGCTGGTGGCCGCCGACCACGTTGCCGGTCTGTTTATTCCAGATAACTGGCTCCACATAACCGAATTCCGTAATGCTGCGCTTGAGCTTTTCGTATTCCGCGTCACCGGGCTTGAGCGCCCGACGCGGGTTGTATTCCGCAGCTTTCAGCTTTGCCACGGGGATTTTTTCTATCTGCATGTGTATCTCCTTATCCGAGCAGCCGTTCCATCAGATCGTCGTTCGGATTACTGCCACCGATGGGCGTTTCGCAGTTGTCCTTCACGATCTGGTAGATCTGCAGCCATAATACGTTTGCCTGCTTTAAAAACGAAATGCCCATATTCACATACGGGCTGGCGATCGGCAGTTGTGTGGTCGGGTGCTTGGCAAGCAATCCATATTGGTTGATGCCTTCCTCACACTGGATCCAACGCTGCATGTACAGCGCATACTGCTCAATCAGTTCTTTCTTGACGTAGATGGCGCAGCCACGCTCATTGAGCCAGCGCCACGTGTCTTCGTAAATCTGCGGTGCAAGGTTTTGCTGCGAGTTTTTTGTGACCTGCTTCAGGTATTCGGCGACCGGAGGCATGTCCTCACCATGCATATCCGTCTTCTGAATTTCAAACTGCAGCTTTGTCAGCGGCGCTTTTCCGGGGTTTCCATCCATGATTTTCTCAGATAGCGCTTTCTTCTTGCGCCCTGCGCCGGGGCGAGCACCGCCATGTCCATTTGCCATGTGCGCTACCTCCATTTCGTTTGATTTCTTGAAATCACGGGGGCTATACCCATCTTGATTTCCCGATTTTTCGCGCGTGACCCCGCGCCGTTGTCCGCACAATCAAGTTTTCAAGATTTTGCTCCCCCTACCGGTCACCAAGGTCGTGGTGAATCTTGTTATGACAGCTCTGGCATAGCGACATTAGGTTGTCCTCTGCGTGAGTTCCGCCACGGCTGATCGGCACGATATGGTGAACTTCTTCTACCGGTGTGATCCGACCTTCTTTAAGGCACTGTTCACACAGCGGGTGGGATGCCACATATCTGGCGCGGATCCGGTGCCACGCTCTTCCGTATTTGCTCGCGGTATGTGGTGACCGCTCATATCGATCATACTGCTGCCTTGCGTATTTCCTGTGCTGCTCACAATATTGCCCGTCTGTCAGGTTAGGGCATCCGGGGTAAGCGCACGGCCTCTTAGGTTTACGCGGCATAGTCTCACTTCCTCTTGCGGAAGTGCTCTCGCAGCCAGTATTTGAGGACATACCAACACTGCTCTAAAGTGCCGACTTTCCTATATGACATTGATCTGCTCCTTCCGTCTGTATTGGCGTATATAAGAAAAGCCCACGCGGGATGTCCCGCGTGAGCTCTCTATGTTCTTCGCCTATTATAATGATACCGCATTTCCTAACTGACTTTAACTGACATCGACTGACATCACATGACATCTTTCAATCGATTATCGAGTTCCTCGACCGCTGCTTTGTGCAGCCGGTAAATGTGTCTTTCGCAAAAGCCCATCTCTGCCGCGATATCGTCCCACGGCGTTTCCTGCACATACCGCAGAATTAGGAGCCTCGATAAGTCATCATTTTCTAAGAGGTCGATTTTAGCAATCAGGACTTTGCGCTCTTCAGCGAGCTTTGTGATTTCCATCTCCAAATCGACCTTCCTGCAGATGGCGCTTGCCATAGGCGAAGAGTCAGAGCGTGGATTATGCGGCATGCCGGTCAAGCGGACGGAGGTGTTCTCCGCCTGCTCGGTCAGTGCGTCGATTTTCGTCCTTCGATAATCGATCGCTTTTCGGATTTTGATAATGCGTTCCAAAAGAGCCTTCGCCGTCATATCTCAGCCCTCGCAAGATAGTCGAGCAGGTAATCCGGGTCTGCATCCGTCAGGAAGTGAAACCATTCGGAGTGAAAGAACCGCTCGACTTCATTTTTCTCGTTTCTGGCCGTTTCGTATCTCGGATTACGTCGAAGCTGTCGCAGCGCTTGCCGGTAATCCTTAGCGGCCTGTACGATAATGGCGTTTGCCAGAGTTCTATAGGGATCATCCATCATACAGTGCCTCCTTCTTTGATATGACCGCCTGCACATCCTCAACGCTATAAACGACTACTGCTGTTCCACCAGCTTTTCGGATCTGGTCAATGGTAGCCGCTTGTAGCTTTGTAGGGGTATTTCTGCCGACCTTGGCTTCCAGTGCAATGAAGCGTCCCTTGTGACAGACGATGATATCGGGAATGCCAGCGGTACCATATTGCCCACCGTGCTCCTTCCAAAAGAAGCACTCCGGTACCGTGGCAAGGTATTTGCGTATTTTCTGAATCAATGCTGCTTCATTCATCTGCGTTCCTCCATCCGCTGAGGTATGAACCATACTGACTGCTTTTTCTGTTCTTTTTCTATATTTCTTCTCACATACGGCTTTATAGGAAAAAAGAATCAGGAAGAATCGTACCTCAGTCATAGCCTCGATGCGACACCGCGAATGGATAGCCCGATCCATTCCACGGCTCCTGTGCTTGCGGAACGCTTCTTTTCAAAGCCCATTTCCAGAAGCTTCTGGCTGAACGGGCGCTGGGAAAGTGCATATTCGCCGTTGTCTTTGCACCACTCGTCATAGGAAGAACGCAGCATTTTGTTCGATACACGGACACCTTCCCGTGCCTCACAGCATTCCTCAAAGAACGTTGCGAATGAGTCCATTTCCGTCCGGTACTCCGTTGTCGCCCTTTTGACACTGGGCGGATCCTGTATACCTTCGCGTTGCCAGAGGAGGCACCCTTTAACCGCCCAAGCAAGAATACCGGGCATCTCCTTTGCCATAATCTTATCGGCAAAGTGTTTGTCGCGGTTTGCCTCCGTGAACGTGTTCTCGAAGGGCATGAGCTTGATCCTGCGCCAGATCGAATGGGTTGTATCACGGATGATCGGCTTATGGTTCGCCGCCAGAAACACCTTGAACTGCGGGACGTACTCGAAGTATTCGCCGTAGAGGAAGCGCGTCACCAGCTTGTCACCGCCGGTCATGGATTTGATCAGGGATTCGGCAAGCCGCTTATTTTCTTCCATCTCAATAGCCGTAACAAACCGCGCACCCTTGAGGCGAGCAATATCGTTATTTACGCTTTCGTTCTTTTTCTGCATGAACGCATCGCTCGACGCACTCTGGGCGTAGGTATTCATCACAGCCGAGAAGATATTGAGAAATGTGCTTTTTCCGTTGCTGCCGGTTCCGTAAAGCATGAACATCGCCTGCTCAGATGTATCGCCGGTCAGCGCATAGCCGAGAGCCTTCTGCATGTACCGGATTGTGTCGGCATCGCCCTTTGTGATCGTCTCCAACAGCGTATCCCATAACGGAGTAGCGCAATTCTCATCAAAGGAGGCACTGCAGATGCGTGTGATGTAGTCCGCCTTGTTAAATGGCTGCAGTTTTCCGGTCTTCAGGTTGATCGTACCGTTCTGGCAGTTGAGCAGCCACGGGTTCGCATCCCAGTCGTCAGGCGCAATCGCCAGATCCTTCATGCCTGCCGCCAGCGTAATGAGAAGTTTGATCTTGTTGCCGCTTTCGCTACGCATGGCATGCTGGATCAATGCTTTTCGTTGATCGCCTGCGGGAAGCATATCCGCGTAAGTGTAAATGCTGCGTACACACTGAATCGCATATTCTACGATCGTGCCTTCGTCCTGCTCCCAGAACTTTCCATTCCAGATAAACCATTTCTTATATACAGAGCAGTATTTGACCTCATCTTTGAACATCGCCACAAAGCGTTCCGCGTTTCCGACGTCGGTCAGCTTGTACTCCGGCTCCGCATCATCCGGTTCATAACGAGTGATGCTTTTAGCGATTGCCACGATCGTCTCATCGTCAAGGGGCGGATCGAGACGATCTTTGTTTTCAGCGCGGAGTGTAGCGATGATGCCGTCCTCACCGATGCCTTTACGGCGAAGTGCTCCGGCAAGAGAGGCCAAGTGATTGTTTCTGCCGCCTTCTTTGATCTTCTTGCGGGGCTGCTTGTCCGCAGCCTTTTTCTTTTGGGTAAGCTTAGTGCCAACCTTGCGAATCTCATCTACCAGCCAGCTCGGCATTTCCGCCGCTTCACACTCAAAAGGAGAGAGGCCGCTGTCCCATGCATATCGGTTGCCGCTCTGATGCATGCTGGGTGCTGCAACGATCAATCCACCTTGTGTGCGAACATCAAGGCCGTCACGGAATCCAACCACATTTTTGAGTGCCAGTTCTTCTGTGTATTTGAAAATATAGTGTTTACCGCCACTACCGGTCGTTGCCGTGATTGTCTTCGGCAATGCACCGTACTCTGTGACCAGATCCGTGAGACTCTTATCTCCATCATGTCGAGTGTCAACGTCCAGCGCTACCAGACCGCTCTTTTCACCCATGGGAATACCAATGTTGGCAAGGGGCGTCTGATTCCACCATCCAGTGATCTTGGCGACATTCGTTGTCGCTTCGTCACTCCAATTCTTAATGCGGGGGTGTTTGCCCTTGGCCTGACACATATCGCCAAGCCTGCAGGAGCATGTGCCATCCTGCTTGAGCCAGTGGAGCGGGAAAACGGGAATGCCTGCTTTTGCATATCGCAGGGCTTCATCTATCATCTTCATGGATTTCCTCCAGTCTTTCGCTATAATATCGGATGCGCTTCTTCAGTCGATGGGCTTCGTGGATCTCTGCCTGCATGCCGAATGAGTGCTCTGTCCCAAACACCCATACTTCCTCGCACAGCGCCAGCAGCGCCTGTCCGAAGAGCAGTCCAAGTTCGCGCTGTTCCGGGTCGCCGTCATCCAGAATCTGCGGGTACAACAGATGACTGACCACGGGGAGGCGCTTTTTCTCTATGGCGAAGCGGGCGTATCGGATTGCCGCTGCCGTGTTTCCTTCAATATCCCCAGCGTACTTCGAGACGACGTACACCTTGGGTCGCGCCTTGATCTCGGAGTGCTTGCGGTAGATGCGGCGCTGGTTCTGGCGGTATTCCTTCATGATCGTCGCCATCGCTGCGCCTGCCGTGGGATCGGTGTAACCTTCCTTGTTCTTATACATGGGGCACCTCCAGCTCATGCAGCTTACCGAAGCAGGTGCCGTGTTCGCCCTCGGCGACGATCGGGATATCGAAGGCCGCAAAGGGCGGTCGCTCCATCGCCGTGCGAATGATGCGGATCGCTTCGTCTTCGTGCCCGTCATCTACCTCGAAAAGCAGCTCATCGTGAATCTGCAGGATCGGGCGGATATACGGCTTGTCCGCGAGCTCTCTGATCAGTTCCCCCATCGCCAGCTTCAGGATCTCCGCTGCGGTGCCCTGAATCGGCGTATTCATGCTACATCGTTCAGCAAAACTCCGCTTGCCCCAGTCGGCGCGGTTATTGATGTTCGGGAGATAGCGCCTTCTGCCGAAGGACGTCTCGCTGTACCCATTGATCCGAGCCGCTCTGACCGTCTCTTCCTGCCATTCAGACAAGCGAGGATAACCGGTCTTCAGGTTAGCAATGATACGGGCGCACTGATCCTCGGTCTTTTCGAGCCCCGCCTTGAACTTGAGTGTTCGCTGCAGACCGCGCGGAAACAGACCGTAGAACGTGCCGAAGTTCACGTTTTTGGCGATCGTCCGGCGCTCTTTGTAATCTGGATCGTCCTTGTCCTGCGCCTCATCGACGCTGATCCCGAAAATGACCGATGTGGTGCTGGCGTGGATGTCACCGCCGCTGCGGTACGTTTCCATCATTCGTGGGTCGCGGCAGTAGAACGCGCCGACGCGCAGCTCGATCTGCGAGAAGTCGAAATCGAGGTAGGACGTGCCTTCCGGCGCGACCACGAACTGCCTGACGCCGATCGGGTCAGAGCCCTTGCGTGGCATGTTCTGCAGATTGGGTCTGCGGGATGCAAAACGTCCCGTGTCGGTTCCCATCGGCAGAAGGTCGGGGTGTATTCTACCGGTCGCCGGATTGATCCATTTGAGGTATCCGTCGATGTAGGTGCTCTTGATCTTTGCCCACTTGCGGAATTCCTGTACGGTATCGAAGAAGGAAACCATCTCAGGGCGGTGCTTTTTGCAATATGCACGAAGCAACTGCATAGCCTCATCGTCCGCTGCCTCGGCATATTTGGTTGTGGTCTTCAGGACGGGCAGGTTTTCTGTCTTATACAGATAGTCCTTGAATGCCTGCGTTCCACAGTTCTCTCCGATATCCACATTGCCGATGACTGCCTGCAGCTTTGCTCGAAGATCCACAAGGTGTGCTTCGGCCTCCGCCTTCTTTTCCTCCATGAGGTCGGTATCGAACAGGACGCCGTTATACTTCATCATGCCGGTGAAAACGGCGGTTGGGCTTTCGATCTTTTCACAGATCAGGCGGTGCTTCGGGATGTTGTTCTCAAACCATTCGTTGAACGTGTAGTAAAGCTGCAATGCCCAGTCGCTATCCGCACAGGCGTACCGGCAGGTGTCCCATGCATCTGGGTCGAGCTCATCAAAACTGTGCTCGCCAACCACATCCTCAAATTTCGGGAGTTCAACGCCATACAGATACGGGACAAGGGTTTTAAGTCCGCTGTCACCGAGATCGCGGTACTCAAAATCATTTTTCAGCGTAAGTTGTGATGCAACGATCGTGTCGTACACGGGCTCCTGCAACACGATCCCGTCTTTATACAGGAACATTGCCTCAAACGCCATGTTGTGTGCGATTTTGACTGTTTTCGGATTCTGAAATACGCGCTGCCGCAGGAATGCCATAACAGAAGGAATACTGGCGTTCTTACCGACGCGATGCCTGAGCGGGATGTATCTGCCTGTGCCTGCCTTCACGGAAAGTGACACGCCGGTGATGTCTGCCTTATGTGCATCCAATGCCGCTTTGCCGTCACTGCGATATTTCTCCGTGGGCGAAGTCTCGAAGTCGAAGGAAACTACACCAGCGCTGCCGATATATTCTTCAATTTCCGCAATATTGCGGATCGTCTTATAATCATTCATAGTCTGCACCTCAAATCGTGCAGCCGTGAGCACCGTGAATAGGCGCTCACGGCTGCTTTATCCTTATTCCGCTGCAGTCTCGGTTTCGGCGACGGAAACCTTGCCTGCGATGAGCTTGACCTGCTCGGTCATGGATGCGATGTTCTTCTTTTCCTCCGGGGAAAGAGGTCGATCCACAGAGCAGATCACCTGACTGTAATTGATGCCGGTGCTATTCTGCGCACGCTTCAGGGAGAACTTTGTCACTACATGATTGGCCTTCATACCACGGGTCACAAGGCGGGTGACATATTTCGTGAATTCCGCCAGCGACCCGGTGGGTAGCGTCATGATGATCGGGAGCATTTCGCCTTCGCGTAGGAGGTACATACGGCGCTTCTGTTTGCAAGCCATGCCGCCGTTTTCGCCGCTGCCAAACTTGGCATACGGGCAGGTCTTGCATTCTTTGCATTCGCCGGTCTCGGCAACGACGCCAAGCTTTCCGTCTAAGCTGGAGCAGTCGGGAGGATTGTTGCCACCGGTGAATTTTTCTTTATAGTAACTGTTGATCGGGTGATGATACAGAATGACGGCGCTAAAGTCTTTGGCGCTGTCGGGGCTGTTCGGATCGTCGCCGGGTACCTCATAGGCGAGCCCACCGCCTGCGGGAATCTTGATGCGCTCAAAGCTGGGGCGCAAACCGTCCAGCTCTTCACTAAACAACTCGGCGAGATTTACGGTTTCGGTAAGATAACCGGTATTCTGATCGGTGGTAGCAATTGCAGTGGTGTTCTTTGTGTTCATGGTGTTTATCTCCTTTTTTATTTCTTAGATTTGGATACGCGGATGCTCGGCTGCTCGAACACCTGAATCACACCTTCGAGCCAGTCGGGGAGCACATCATCGTTGTTGGCCTTGAGCTCTTTGACCGTAGCGCCAAGCGTCATGGTGTTGATGGTGAACAGATGGTCGAAGCCATGTGCTCGCATCCGTCGGTACAGTTCTTCCTTTTCTTCCGGTACCGCGCCGGGGAATTCACGAATTACAAGGGAGAAGCGGGATCCGTTGCGGTCGAAGCCGGTGCATTCTTCATCCGTCATCAGCTGAATCAGCTCGGCCTCCACAGAATCGATGCGTTCCTGTACATCTTTGAGCTTTGCCTGAAGGTCAGATTTCTCGTCGCGCAGCGCCTTCAGGGTATCCGCCGCAGCGAGCATGCTTTTTTCGTTCATATCGTTATCCTCCAATGATTTTTTTGTAGTCGTCGACGAGTAGCTTGGAGACATCGGCCTTCTGCTTGAGCGCACCCATGACTTTTTCGTCAATGGTGTCTTTGCAGACAAGGTGAATGTAAACGCCGCGCTTCGTCTGCCCGATCCGGCGCACACGCGCCATGGATTGCTGGTAGTTGGCATAGCTGAAATCCAGCGAGTAGTACACGCAGACGCTGCCTGCCGTGAGGGTGAGCCCCATGCCGGTGGTCTGTAACTGCCCGACAAACACCTTGGTGTCGGGATCGGTCTGGAAGGCGGAAACCTGCTCGGCGCGATCCTTCACGTCACCTTTGATCAGGGCATACCCGATGTTCTTCTTGCGGAGCATACGGGCGATCGCATCGATCTCCGGCACGAAGCGGGCGAACACGATGACTTTTTTGCCTTCCTCCATGCAGCTGTCGATCACGTCTTCGAGTGCGTCGAGCTTCGCCGTCGATAGCTGCTGGGCGTCATCACCGTCATCATTGCGGACGAATCCGCCTGTGATCTGTGAGAGGCGCAGAAGCTGGGTCAACACGTTGCGGGTCGTGATTTCGCCGTTCATGAGCTCGGCGAAGCTGTCCTTTTCGATGCCGTCATAGATCTTCTGGGCATTTTGCTCCAGCTTTACCGGTCGTACCTCTTCCACAAATTCCGGCAGATCAACCGCCTCGTCGATACGAATTCGATATGCGATGGAATGTGCCTTTTCGACCAGCTCCGCCAGATGCTTGTACCCGACGATCTGGTGATTCTGGAATCCGCCGAGGATGGCGTAGTAGGCGCGGAAGCTGTAGAAGCTGCCGCCAAAAATGCTTTCATCCAGAAACTTGTACTGGCTAAAAAAGTCCAGCGGGCTGTTGGTGATGGGGGTACCCGTCAGGATCAGGTTATATCTGCTGATCTTACCGAGCCGGTGCAGTGCCTTCGAGCACTTTGCCTGCGGATTCTTGATTTTGCTGCTTTCGTCACACACGATCATGTCTGGGTGCCAGCGAGTGATTTCCGCCTCCAGCCGCCAGCAGCTTTCGTAGTTGACTACGATGATCTGAAGGCCATTGCCGATCATGTATCGGATGGTATCAGCTTTTTTCGCACTGGTTCCATCGAGCACAGCCAGTTGATAAGGGAAATCCGCGAATTTTTCAAACTCTTGCTCCCAGACATCCACGATAGATTTCGGGCAGACCACCAGCATTTGAGTGATCTTGTGCCTGTGGTGGAGCGTACCCGCCAGGGCGATGGTGGTAATCGTCTTGCCGGTGCCCATGTCCATGAGAAAAGCACAGCCTTTACTGGTCATCAGAATCACCACCTTCCATCTGCTCTATGGCAAGCGCCATGTGAAGCTGTCGGTGCTGCCTGTCAGGCATGATCAGCAAGTTCTCCGGACTGTTGTCGGAGGCATCGCCGTTCATGTGATGGACTACTTCGCCACACTCCAACGGCCTACCGATGTATGCCTCTGCTGCGGCACGAGCCTTCTTCGAGTTGGCTTTGCCACGATCTGCGATATGGCAGTATGGATTACGCTGGCGATTGAGCTCCGTGAGATGAGCTGCCTTATGGCCACGGGCGAGTTTGGCGAAATCCACATTCTCGCTCATCCATAAATTGCGGTGCTCCACAGAGCAGAAATTCTTTCTGTTTGGTTTTTTCCGCTCGATGGCTTTCCCGCATACTACACAATGCACGATCATGCCGTACCTCCGATCCCGAAGGTTCGCAGGGCAAAGTTGTATGCTCTGATCTGGTGCTGATAAGGTGTTGCCTTGATCGGCATCGGAATGAGCGGGACTTCGTCGCCTGCGTCCTGCGACTTGATATCCGGCGAAAGCGTATCGTCGAGGGAAGCACCGAGCAGCTGTAGCAGTGCTACATTTTCTTTGGAATAGGGCACCACCCATGCCTTGTCATCTGGATCATAAAATCTTCCGTCGATTTCTTTGATGCTCTCTTTCGCCAGAAATGCGTTGTATATGCGAATGTGATTGCCGTCTCTTATTGCATTCAATGATTTTTCTCCTTCATGTTTGGTTTAGCGAAGGCGGAAAGGATACGCTGCATCGTTTCCTGCTGATCCGGCTGCAGTCCGGGGAGGAGGGAGCGAAGCAAAGCCTCCTGATCGTCGTTTAAGTACCGGCGAGTGACGTACCATCCGTCCATGGCGCGGACGCCGCCCGCTGCGCCTTGTACTGTGACAATGGGGTAAGAACATGAGAGTACGAGAATGTCGCGCTCGATCGTCCTTCTGCTGACACCGAATTCAGACGCCAAATTCTCAATGCGCTCTGTTCTTCGATCGCTGATTGCCTCCAGCACTTGCTGTCTGCGCTCAATCGCGCTCTGCATGTTCTCACCTCCTTCCGTCCTTCGTTGTCTTTATTTTCAGAGATAAACCCGACACCTAATGTCGTGTTCAAAAGGGTTTTTTAAATAATCTTCTTTTTTCTCAGTAGAAATGAAAAATGCCCGCTGCAGCAGGATTGCTCCTACCGCAGCGGGCATAAAAAGACCGGCAGATAGAATTATCCTTCAGGATTTCTATCTGCCGGAAGCCTATTGATCTGTGTCAATTTCGATCCCATAACAGATTTTACTGTCGTGTCGGTACCCCTAACGGTTCTGGCCGAGTCCGGTGCTCATGGCGCAACAGCAGTCTTATTTGTTTTCATTGTGGTTGCTGATGTACGTTGTACCAGCTCTACCATGACCTTTGCGTCCTGATCAACGACCACACGCAAAGGGCTTCCGCATTTCGGACAATTTAGCTCCATACCATCACAGCGCTTCGATCTGCCGATCGGCTTGCTACACTTTGGACAGCAGGCATACAAAAGCGTGTCTAATTCGCCCATCCGACTTCCTCCTTGCTTCCTGTGGTACGCGCGGGCATTTATACGGCCTCCGGGGCAACGTACTGCGCAAGCTGTCCCATTTTCATAAGAGGGATCCGCACAGTGTGCTTACGGGCGTATTCGCCATCCATAACCATGGTGTGGCAATGCTCACATTCCATCCATCCGCCTGTTTCATCTAAAAACAAGCCTTTATTCAAAGTGCCACAAATCGGGCACGTAACATCGTATTGTTCCATTTCAGTTCCTCCGATCAACCTAAATCTGTGATTTCAATGGAGTAGATATCCTCGAAATATATCTGCTCACCATCCAGTTTGAGCCAACGGAACGTACAGCTCACGTCCGTGATCCTGCCGCATTTGGTGACGTCGTGAAAGGCGCAGTAGCAGTCAATTTCAACTTTCATACCACGCCGAAGCTTCAGGAAAATCCGCGAGTTGTGTTCTGCCTGCTCTTCAGAAATATCATGGCGCTCTACGCGCAGGTGCCGTTCTTCACGATCCCGCAACGCCTCCTGTAAGCCCTTCATTGCATCAAACGGGCTGAATATTTTAGCTCTTTCTGCTCTTGTCATCATATCCTGCTCGATGTCCTCCTATAAAACCGTTCCGTTCACGCTGCGTACCCTCCGGCATATAGTTGATGCCGCGGAGAACGGCGTTTTTGCCATAGCGCTGCCGAATATCCAAAACGGTCTGCTGAACAATTCGCTCCCGCTCGACGGCATCAAAGTTCGTGAACAAGTTGTAGCCCTCACAACCTTCATCGCACACATCCTCAAATGTGATGCCGAGCCGTCTGATTTTGGTACAGCGATCTGCGGTTTTGTCGTATACCCGCAGCGCCGCCTCCACGAGGAAGGAGGCGAGGGCGGTTGTCACATCCAGCTTTGCCATACCCTTGGTGGGCGCAAGCTCATCATGAGTATAGCCGACAAAGATACCGACCTTGCTGGTGATAACTTTCCGCCGCATAAGCTCGGCAGCTCCATTGAGTGCCATCTCATGCATGACTGTCCGGGCTTCCTGAAAGGTGTAATCCCGAGGCAGAATCTGCGAGAACGATACGGATTTTGATTTACTCTTGTATGCTTTGATGTCAGAAATCAAGCACGGCTCACGTCCCCACGCATGGTCTATAAGCAGTTCTGCATTCTTGCCGAATACTTTGTACATGAGCCCTGTGTCCATCTGGGTCACGCCGCGCATATCGAAAACGCCATAGCGTTCCAGCCGTCGTGCTGTTCCACCTGCGACCATCCAAAAATCTGTGATCGGGCGGTGATCCCATAATGTCTGCCGGTATTTCTCTTCGTCCAGTACCCCAACGTGATCTTTGGCGTGTTTTGCTGTAATGTCCAGCGCAATCTTGGCGAGGTAGAGGTTCGTCCCGATACCCGCTGTTGCGGGAATATGAAAGCGATCTGCGATTTCATTCATCAGATGCTTGGCGAACGTCACTGCGTCCATGTGCTTCGGTGCCAGATAATCGGTCACGTCGAGGAACGATTCGTCGATCGAATACACGTGAATATCCCGTGGGTCAAAGTAATCCAAATACAGCGAGTAGATATCCGCTGCGTATTCAATGTACAAAGCCATGCGGGGCGGGGCGACCTCGTACTTGACATTGCTGGGGATCTCCGACAGCCTACAGCGGTTTCTTATGCCTTGTGCCTTCATCGCTGGAGTAATCGCAAGACACAAGGCATTTTTCCCGCGTGTGAGATCTGCAACGACGAGATTTGTCTCGAAGGGATTATACCCACGCTCGGCACATTCGACCGATGTGTAAAAGCTCTTCATGTCTATGCAGAAGTAAGTTCGTGTTTTTGCCATGGTGGGTACGCTCCGTTTTGTCATTTGAGGTGCGGTGGAGTAGTCATAGTGCTCGCACCGCCTCAATGCTGGGGCCGCCGTCCCTTTCGATAAGGTCAGCAAATGCCTGCAGCCGCTCTTTCGAATACATGATCGTGCAGTTGATGTGCATCACCATGTCGCCGGATTCTTTTTCGACGACATGGATGTGTGCGTTGTATGCCTGCCCGACAAAGAAGTGCGCTGTTTCTACGATTTCTCCCTTGTCAGGCAGGTTTTCCGGATCAACGTCCAGATACATTTCTTCTACATCAACGTGCCCTAATACATGTTCCATCTGCCATCCCTCCGTTCACTCCAGATCCTTGAGCACTTTAACCGCAACGCCTTGAATCTCACAGTTATCAACGTAGATGTCGTCCATACGAGAATTCTCCGGGTGCAGACGGATGCGATGCTTTTTGGGTTCTGGATAAAATCTTTTGAGTGTCGCTTCATCCTCCATAAGGGCAACGACAATCTGACCTTCGTCTGCGTAGTTTTGCTGCCGAATCAGAACGAGATCGCCGTTATCAATACCTGCTTCGATCATCGAGTCGCCATAGGCGCGGAGAATGAAGAAGTTGCCTTTGCCGAATAATGCGACAGGAAGGCGGACGTATTCCTCGATGTTTTCCTCTGCAAATTTCGGAATGCCGCAGGCAATGGTGCCGAGAACGGGGACTCGGATTGCTGCTGCCTTTGTTTTCGTAGAGGTCATCGTGCGGTAACCGGAGTAGTCAAGAATGCCATCTTCACACAGTTGGGCGATGTAGCGCTGCACCGTAGCCTTTGACGATCCGACTCCGTCTGCGACTTCCTGCATAGTGGGCGAGATACCATTGCTGTCCGTGTAGTCACTCACGAACTTCTCGATAGCCGCCATCAGGGTCTTATCTTTGCTTCTCATGCGAAATTCCTCCTAAATGAAACCTGTGTCTCATTTACAACTAAATTATACTCACGCCGGTAGAGTGCGTCAAGTGGTTTGAGACAAAATTCCCGGTTTGCAGCTTTGAAGTAATGATTTCGTTACGCCGCTGGCAATGATAGGCAAACGCCATGCAGTGCAAACCACATGGCGCTGCCTTATGGAATTGGAGCTCTAAGGATTATTTGGCGTTGACCTTAGAAGCGGCCTCTGCTGCAGCTGCAGCCTGCTTTTTGGCCGTCCATCCACCCTTGGGCACTGGGGCATACGCCTGCTCCAGCGAGTAGATAATAACTTTTTCGTCGCCGAAGATAGCGCCGGGGACATTCCAGTTTTCTTCGGGTGCCCACTGCATGATCCTCCGCACCGCATTGGCTGCCGGGGCGCAGGTGATCTTGATGGGGTATCGCTGCTCACCAGCGGGCTTGGAGAACTTGATCGCCTGCGGCGAGTCTGCCTTGCAGGCCTTGATGGCGAACTGCTTACCTTTCTCTTCGACGAAGAGCTGGATGTACTCCGGGTATCCCAGATCCACAAAGGTAGCAGCGTTGAACTTGATCTGGTTGCCGTTCATAAAGGTGGCAACGGAGTCGGTGCGAGAGGTGATGAGCTCTACGAGCTTAAATTTTTCGAGTACGGACATATTAGTTTTCTCCTTTGACTTTAATTATTTCGATGTGATCTGCCATAGCTGGCGTTGCGGCTTCTGCCGCAGGTGTGGTCGAGTAAAAAATACGCGCGATGTCGTCTTCATCCCAATCGAGGTCGATCTGAGTGAAACCGGCAAGACAACCTTTCAGGACGATTCTCGGCTTCGTCCTGCGGCCGCGTCTTTTGCGATAGTATTTCTCGTCGATCATCTGCTGCACCCGATCCCAATCTGATCTCAGAATAATGGGATCATGGTGCCCTTCAATGAAGTACTGCGTCTTCTGCCCTGTGTTCTTGATGGCTTTGTGGCTGAACACATCCACGGTCATTGTCTTCTGGCACAGGACATTGCCACAGTATTTTTCATTCCGAAGTATTCCGAGCACGCCGCCACTGCTCCATACCGTCTGGTTAGTAGCAGTCGGAACACCACTCCGGGTTAAAATCTCGGCGATCTGAGGGGATGAGTAGCCGTTGAGGTACATATCATAAATGATGCGTACCAGTTCGGCTTCTGCTTCGACGATCTGCCACTTTCCGTCTTCGCCCATCTCATAGCCGAGAAGTGACCACGCCGGATAAATACCCGTGCCACGTTTCCAGCGTCGGATGTACGACCATTTAAGACTTTCAGATTTGGACTCCGATTCACCCTGCGCGAACAGGCTGATCAATCCCAGATATGTCTCTGACGTAGTGTCCAGCGTGTTGATCCTCTCGGTTTCAAAGTATACGGCAACCGGATGCTCCAGCTGTTTCAGCATGCGGATCGTCGAAATGCAGTCCAAAACATTACGCGCAAAGCGGGTGACCGCCTTCGTGATGATCAGGTCGATCTTACCCGCTTTGCAATCCTCGATCATGCGATTGAACTCATCCCTGTGTTTTAGAGATGTGCCGGAAATTCCGCGATCTGCATATATACCTGCAAACTGCCATTCATCGTTGCCTCGGATGTAATCTGTGTAATTCTGTACCTGCAGCTCATAAGAGAGCGCCTGCGTGTCCATGTCTGTGCTGACACGGCAATAGGCGCACACGCGGAGCTTCGGCTTTTCATAGCCCTCTCGATCTGTGATGGCAGGAATTACCTGCACATCAACATGCTCTGTTAGTGACTGCCGAATTTTCTCGTTTCGCGTCTGCTTTCGCGTAGCAGGGCGCTCCTGTATAGCTCTGTCGATTTTAATCTTCTTCAAAATGCATCACCTCCCTCTGCGCCACAAATTTGATCGATTGCCGACATCGACCCTGACGCATGCGGAGGCGGCGCTACTTTATTATAGCGCTGTATATCAATATGTGGTGCGGTTTTACCACCATATCTTGCGCTACAAGGGCAAAAAAAGAAGGGCGATTGCTCGCCCTGCCTTTATTTCTCGTATGTTTTGATTATTTGCCAAAGTGCGGTTTTCTGTTCCGGTGTCAGTACTGTCCATTTATCAAAGAGTTCCCGCAGCTCCGGCGTAATCTCAATCATTTCGCCCTCTGCAAAAAACTGTGCCATGGTAATGCCGAACGCCTTGCACAATGCTTCCAATGTGACCATGCTCGGAGTGTTGCCACGGCGGTAGATGTTGGATACTGTGTTCGGCGATAAGCCTGCCTCTTTGGCGATTTTGTAATCTGACCAACCGTGTTGCTCCTGCAATTCGATCAGCCTTTGACGGATGTCCACAAAACCACCTCACTTCCAGTATATATTCTATCACCACGTTTGGTGATGCCGTTAGAGCAAATGGGTGGAAGTAGTATCGCAAGTTATGGTGATATTTATACTTGAAACTTGCGCGTTCAGGCTGTAAACTATATTTGGGAAATGTGGTGATCCTTATGTCAAACGAGTCTGAACTCAGAATGCGCCGGGTATGCTTTACCGGCCACCGCCCTGAAAAACTGAATAAAAGTGAGGCGGAGATCGTAGCATCGCTTGAGCGGGAAATCCGCGCAGCTGTCGCAGACGGTTTCCAGACTTTCATCTCCGGTATGGCCAGAGGTGTTGACATCTGGGCTGCGGAGGTCGTCCTTCGTCTACGGGACAATAGCTCTCCGATTCATCTGATTGCCGCAAGCCCCTATCAGGGCTTTGAACGTGCATGGTCGCCAGCGTGGCAAAGTCGCTATGCTTCGGTTCTGGCCGGTGCCGATATCGTCCGTTTCATTTCTCCGCAGTATGACCGTGGCTGCTTCCAACGCCGCAATGAATGGATGGTCGACCACGCTGGCCGTGTGATCGCCGTGTTCAACGGCGAGAAGGGCGGGACAAAAAACACGATTGACTATGCAACTCGGCAGAATGTCCCCGTAATCTATATTCCATAAAACCTGCACTTACAGAAACACCTCGCAGCCGTTATGACTGCGAGGTGTTTGCTATTTGTTTAGGGCTTCCGTTAAGCAGCAATGACAACCGCGTTTTCTTTCACTTTGTTGATCGCGGCCAATAACGCTGCACGTGTACGGGCATCAAAGAGCTTTACAAAGCTAATCGGCTTGTCAAAGGGCGGATTCTGCAGCTCGGTAACATTCTCCATATACCCATTCTGCTCGATGTGGTTAATGATCTTATGCACAAAAGCGATCTGCTTCTGGTTCAGTGACTGGTCGTTTATGAACTGCGAAAAAGCCTGCATTGCTGCTTCGTGATCCAGCTTGGCGATTTTGCGGATCAGCAAACCAAACGGCGTATCACCATATTCTCTTTCGTAGTCTTCTTTACTGCCCAATTCGCTAGTCAGCACGTGCTCCAGCTCGCTGTAATCCGCAGCCGAGAGGGGGATGTTGTGTGTCAGCTTATAGATGGCAAGCGCATTTCCGTTTTCGTTGACGTAGCGATTGACTTTGGCGCGATAGTCTTCGAAATCATACCCCGGCTCCATCGGGTCGCCCTCTTTCTGATCTATAATCGGGTCAGATAGCCGAGTAATAATCGGCTTTCGAGGGTCAACGTCATTCAGGAACTTTATCAGATCACGGAGCTCCTTCCGCACCCGCTCATACAGCAGAACATCGTTCGCATTCCAGAAAGCGTCTGTGTTGACCTCCTTGATGATCGGCAGTTTCGCTTTTACCTGCGGGATGCTGACCTTGCGCTCCAGCAGCGTTCCAATATCACGGAGCTGTTTCTGTGCAATCTTAAGCGAGGGCATCTGCTCTATCTGGGCAATCATTAGACCGTACATAAAGTTATCAAAGCGCTTTGCAAATTCATCGTTGTCATCCAAGTGAACGATTGGCGCAATCTGCTGCATCAGTTCGCCCTTGTCGCCTTCACTAATGTAGTTGAAAGCTCCGGGCTTCTTAAACTTTTCAACGCTTTGTATGTGCAGCCGCACGGCGATGAGGTCGGTGTTCAGTGCCAATACCTGAGAGTAGCATGTCTCTACAAGCTCGGATCTCCAGCTCTGATAGTCGTCTCCGGCAAATGCACTTTCCTGCAGCGCCACCGCAATGCGGATCTGCTTCCCGAATATGTTCTCCGACAGCGTCTTCGTCTCGCGGGACTCAAAGCCCTCTTTGTGAGCACGGAAGTATTCAAAGTTTCCGCAATAGTCAAAGATGAGGAACCGTCTCTTTGCCGTGTATTCGCCGTCGATCTGATCGATGCAGGTGAGCTCCTTGCTGAGACGAGTACCACGCCCGATCATCTGCCAGAATTTCGTCTTTGACCGCACCTTTTTAAAGAATACGAGGTTGACGCATTCCGGCACATCGATGCCGGTATCCATCATATCCACGGAAACCGCTATGATCGGGTCTTTCTCTGGAATTTTGAAATCGTCAATGATCGTCTGCGCGTATGTATCGTCGCAGATAACGCGCTGTGCAAATGTGCCACGGTATTTTGGGTACAGCTTATTAAACCGCTCCAGAATGAACTCCGCATGGCGCTTGTTCTGGGCGAAGATGATGGTTTTACCCAGTCTGTCACCACCAGCAACACGGATGCCGCGTTCCATTAAATCCTGAAGCACCGTGTCAACGGTTGTCTCGTTGAAAACGAACTTGTTCAGCTGTGCAGACGGAATGAAGTCGGGCATCAGACCGTCCTCAATAAAGTCCTCTTCATACCGTTCCTTGTCCTCATCGGAAAGGTCGTCGTATGTGATACCTTCCTCTAAGAACTTTGTTTTTACCTCATAGTTATAGTAGGGCACGAGCACATGATCCTGATAGACTGCCGTCTCGTAGTCGTATGCATACGTCGGTACACCGTGCTCCATTTCGAAGAAATCATAGGTATTGCGATCAACGTCCGTTTTTGGGGTTGCGGTCAGTCCGACCATGATCGCATCGAAGTATTCGAAAATCGCGCGGTATTTTTTGAATATGCTGCGGTGGCTCTCGTCGATGATGATGAGGTCAAAGTGGGCGGGGGTAAACATGCGCTGCCCATCTTTCGTCTTCATATCGTCTATGGCGTTCAGCATTGTCGGGTATGTCGAGAATACGATCCGTGCGCTCCGGTCGTCCTTATTGGAGCACAGATTGCACAGAGACATATCCGGCAGATAGTTCTTGAAATCGTCCTTTGCCTGTTTCACCAGCGCCGTGCGATCAGCCAAGAACAGAATATTGGTGACGTATTTGCCGCGACTGAGCACATCGGTGAGGCTGGACGCAGTTCTGGTTTTGCCTGTTCCTGTTGCCATGACCAGCAGGTGCTTTCTAAAGCCTTGTCCGATTTGCTCGCATACTGCACGGATGGCTTCCTTTTGGTAGTAACGATCCGTGATCCTGTCATCGATCGGAATAGTCATCAGATTCTTCCGCTCGGTACGACGGTTCATCAGCTTCTGCAGATCGTCTTTGCTGAATATGCCGCTGACTTTGCGCTGCGGGCTGCTCTGATCGTCCCAGAAGTAGGTTTCAAAACCATTGGTCGTGAACATCATGGGGCGACGTCCGAATTTTCTCTCCAGACAGTCAGCGTACAGCACAGCTTGTTTGCGGCCTATGTTCGGGTCTTTGCTGGATCTCTTGGCCTCCACCACTGCAAGTGGTAGGCCGTCTTTCCCGAACAGCACGTAGTCCACATATCCCATCTGCCCTAGTACCCCTGCCATACCTTCGACGGGATACTCTTCCTGAACGTCAGCATCTGCTCCGGAGAACTTCCAGCCCATCTGCTTCATGTCCACATCGATATAAATTTTGCGGGTCTTAAACTCGGAAAGGTCTGCGGCGACAAAGGTGCGCTCCTGCTGGTGCTGCTCCTTTGCTGCGGTGATCTGCTCGGACATTTGCTCAATCTTTTTACGCAAAGCCTCAATCTCTGCGTCCTTCTCACCGAGCAGACTCTCTTGCTCTTTTATTTTTTTGGTGTCGACGACGACCTTTTCGGTCGGAATCAATGCCTCGTCGAACTGCCGCTCTTCGTAATCAGCGCCGTAGCAATAGTCCACCCACTGGATGAACTCAAAGAGGCCTTGCAGGGAAGCGAGGGCATCACTGGCCTGCACGCTTCGTTCTGTGTGAACAGCCAGATTGCCCAATTTGATAATAAACGGCAGTTTGCCCCATGTGTTGTAGTCTACCGCAAAACGGAAGGTCGGCTCATGAATGAGCGCCTGCAGATTATCCTTGTATGGCATCTGCATCGTCTTATCAGCCGAATACACCCATTTGACTGCTAATTCCAGTGCTTTTCTGCTGCCGACGGCGCACATGGCAGGCGCGGAAACATACACCTTTTCCGCCTCGATCGCAGCCGAGGCAAACAGTGCGTACTCCTTTTTATCTTTTAGAAATCCGAAGTTCGACATGTCATCCACTCCTGTCTGTATGTATTCGCTGCCGCTTGGCAGTATCTAAAGCTCAAAGAGCTGTAATATTTTGATTTGTCGGTCTGTTCGACGAAGGCCGCAAACTGCTCCTGCAGCTCCATTGGAGGCAAGTATATAACTGTTGCATTCATTTTTGATAACAGCAAATTCGGTTGCGCCGATGCGCTTTCAACCATATACATGGACGGGTTTGCCATGTAGCAATACCGCAAAAATTTTGCACTGATCACATCGGTTTTCACCTTGATTAAAGCAACGCTTTTTTGCAGTAACGTTCTCTCGGTGAGGTGGCTGGAAGCGATCGCGGATTTGCCTATGGTTGCTCCAGTGTTAACAATGACCATATCGCCCTGCTCAATGTTGCAGCGCCGATAATCCTTTGCGAAATCTGCGAATGTGATCTGCGGTGCAGTGTCATAATGGATTACTCCATCGTAGATTTCACGCGCACCTACGTAGTAATAACCCGAATCTGTCTCCTGTTCACACCCGCCGTGCTTTCCATCTGTGATCTTATGACAAACCTCTTTCAGTGTTGCTGTCGGAAAGTGATATGGGTTATCTTTTACAGTGCCAAACAGTTCGATAAATCGGGATTTCACCAGTTCGCTCAATTGAACCAACTGTTCCTGTCTCTTTTCGATTAGCTCAGATATCCGATTTAATCTATCAACAATTTCCTGCTGTCTATTTTCATCATAGACAGGAATTTCGTATGTCATCCAACGTTTTAGATCAATTGTTTTGCCCTGCCGACTACCACGTTTTACGAATCTGGAAAACATATCTTGATTCCGGCATTCCAAACAGTATCGGAGATATTCCGCATTAACCCCGGCAATCTTATATGTGTGGTAAGCCGGTGAAACAGAATAGGTTATATCATCCGTTAAAACGCCAATATCGATCTGGACAGACCCCATTCCCACGGTCAGCGTGTTTTTATGAATTAGCTTATTCTTTGAGTAGTCTTTTGCAAGCTCCTTTGAGTAGATGCTTTCTCTCGTGCGAATGCCATATCGGCCTACTGCTACTGGCCTGTATGCGTTTACGCCATTCTTTTCGCTATACTCAGTAAGGAATGTGCTCAACGGGTAAAACTGTTTCATGCCGCCACCTCCATCTCATCGAAAAGTTTTGATTTGTCGGTCTGTTCA